CCTTCGCGAACGTGCCGGAGGCGGTGAACATGACACGCGGTGCGGGCTGGCGAAGGTCTTCCAGGAGCGGCGTGAGAGCAGCGTCGACGGCGTCGATTGCCTTGTTCAGGTAGCCGGAGAACGAGGCGCCGATGGCAGTGCTCTCGAGGTAGCGCTCGATGCCGAGGGGGGTGGGGTTGCCCATGTCAGTCACGGGAGGGCCTCTACTTCCTGAAGGGTGATCGACATCTCGAAGTTGGCGAGGTCGAAGGTGACCGACTGCACGACGCCGGTGAGGGCAGGCGAGTCGGGGATCGTGAGCGAGACGCCGAAGCGGGGTCGGGTGTTGTAGTCAGAGATCGCGGTGACGTCGGCGGCGTAGGCGCGGCGCAGGGCTCGCGCGAGCATCTTCTCCGCAGGCTCGGGCGGTTCGACCTCGGTGAACTGGTTGACGGGGCACCGACCGTCGACCTCGACGATGATCGCCTTGGTCCATGAGCCCGACAGCGGCAGGGCGACGGACGCGGAATAGACGTCGTTGGGTTCGCTGTAGTTGATGATCACGGCGTCGCCGTAGGTGTCAAGGGTGCGGTCGACGCGGGTGCTGTAGTCGACCAGATTCACCGCCTCGAGGATGCTGATCGAGTCGGTCTCGACGTAGTCGGCGCTCACCAGCTGGACGCCCTCGGTGCCGCGGCTCATGATGCGCGCGTTGGCGAGTTGCAGGGCCGGCTGCAGGGCCTCCCATGCTGTCTGGCCTGTGCGCCAGAAGACGTAGGCGCTGCTCGCCCCGCCCTCGAAGTCGATGCGGGGCGCGGGCGCGTCGAAGTCGCCGGGGAGAAGCGTGGTGGCGCTCTGGTAGACGCCCGCCATGCCGAAGCTGTTGGTCTGGTAGACGCCGTCGATGATCTGCTCGAGGGTTCCGCGGAGGGTGAGGTCACCGTCGATGTCGGTGGCGTAGTTCGCGCCGCCGCTGAAGTCAGCGTGCCGGGCTTCCAGAAGTGCCGCTTCGTCGGAGGCCAGGGCGATGCGTGTTGTGCCGTCTGGGAGTTCGGTGGTGGACTGAACGAGCAGGGAAAGCTCCATGCGAGTTGCGGAGCGTGGCTCATCGTTCCAGGCCATCTCGGGCAGGGCGGTCAGGTCGCTCGTCAGAAGCCCGCCGTATAGAGCCGTGAGGTCGCTGGTGAGCAGGCCCGCGTACTCGGCAGTCAGATCGTAAGTGAACGCCCAGGCGGAGAAGCGCTGCTCGGCGCTGATCTGAACTCGGCGGACCTGTGTGGCGTCGAGGTCGCTTCCGAGGTCGGTGCCGGCGACGGTGAGTGTGGCGTCGATCCAGGGGGCGCGGGTGTCGTCGAACACGACCGTCCCCTCGATGAGCTCGAGCACGGTGAGTCCTGCGGTGACGGAGACTGTGTGCTGGTCCAGGAGAGTCATGCGGAAAGCTCCTGGAACGACACGGTGAGCGTCCAATGCTTCCGGGTCGTCGGGTCGAGGTCGAGGTCGATTGAGCCGTCGGCGACGACGAAGCGCATTTCGATCCACGGCCGCTCGGGGTAGCTGAGCGTGAACGCGCCGATCTGGTTGCAGATGCTCTGCGCGGTCATCGCCTCGGACTCGGAGGCGAAGAAAAAGACGTGCTGGCCGGTGCGGAGTGCGGCCGGCTGGAAGCTGATGTAGGGCTCGGCGGAACCGACGATGTCGTGCACGATGCTGCGCGTGCGCTGCGACACGGTGAGCGTCTGCACCAGGACGGGAGCGAAGGTGTCGAGGCTGATCTCGGCGGTGACTGTAGCGGCCATTAGAACACCGGGGTCCCGTTCTTCGTGTAGACAGCGGCGTCGATCCGGACGGGCCCGAGCCCGTTGAGTTTGCGCTGGATGTTGTTGCGCACGGCGCTCGCGTCGGGCTCTTGGAACGACACAGGAATCACGACGGGCGGGGCGGCGGCAAGCGCGCCGCGTGAGCGGGCGGCGGCTTCGTAGCGCGCCTGATCGGTGGCGCGCGTGCGGTCGATCTGCTCCCGCTGGCGCTTCTCGGAGTTCTCCCTTGCCGCGGCGACAGTGTCAGCGGCCTGGGCGTTCGCTTGGTGCTGCTCGATGAGGCCCTCGGTCGCCGTCTTGATCTTGTCGATCGCGACGACTTCCTGGTCCAGGCTCCCCTGAGTGCGGCGACCTGCGACTCGGATCTCTTCGGCACGTTCGGCCTCGGCCTCCGTCGCGGCGCCGACGACGAGCTGCAGATCCTCGTAGGAACCTGCCTGAGCGCGGACGTAGGTTTCGACGTCGACACCGACCTGCTCCGCTTCCTTGCGGTAGCGCTCCATCTTCTCCGTGTCAAACATGATGTCCGTGACCGCGCCGAGAATCTGCGCCTCCGACAGGTAGTTGCGGCCTTCCTCGATCGCTTCCTTGTACATGTCGATCAGGGCCTGCTTGGTCTCTTCGGCCTCTTCCTGCTGCTTCGTGAGCTCGGCCGTGACGAGTCCGATTCCCGCGGCTGCGGCGAGCCCTGCGAGCGCCCCGGCGGGGCCGAATCCGGCGAAAGCGTTCGCGGCGACTTCCTGGAAGCCGCCCGCGATGCTTTCGGCCGATCCGTCGAACGATGCGGCGACCTCACGGGCAGTGCCGGCACCCTCCTCCTTCAGGTCCTTCATGCCCTCGCCGGCGTCGTCGGTGGCCTTCCGCGTCTTGTCGCCGACGCTCCTCTTCGCCTCGTCGCCGACGTCCTTGAGTTGCTTCTTCAGGTCCTCGACTTCGTCGGTCGTCTTCTCCGTGGCGTTCTGCGCGTCGCGCAGGCCGTCCTCGAGTCGGCCGAGGTCGCGGCCTCCGTCCTTGCCGAGATCCTGCAGCGCTTCTGCCGCTTCCTCGGTCGGGTCGATGAGCCCCTTTTTCACGGCGTCGGCGAATGCGCGCGTGTCGGCGCCGATGGCGATGTTGATGCCCTTAGCCACGTCTCGCCTCCAATGCGTCGTAGGTTCCGCGCATGACGGTCTGAACCCAGAGCGATGCGAGGCGGGGGATGATGTCGGCTGCCGCCGGGTAGACGACATAGCCCTTGCGGTTGCGGTTGCGGAGTTGTCCGCGAGTGTTGCGGGTGACCTGGAAGGACCGGCCGCGGCGCGACGTGGCGGTGTACGTGACCTTTTCGTCGTCTGCTCCGAACTCGACCGCCGCGAAGCTCTCGGACGGTTTCAGGCCGCCCGACAGCGAGCGGCCGACGCTCGCGCTCGAGAGCGTGACGTTCTGGTCGGAGACGCGCACGCGGGCCGTTCGCTCCAGCACGCGCGCCTCCAACCTGGTCGTCACATTCTCAGCGACGGCGCGTTGCCACTCGGGGGCGATCATGTCCTTCGTCTGCTTGCGGATCGCTTTCTTCGTCTCGCGGTCGAGCACGCGCATCGCGCCGGCGACCGCCTGCAGTTCTTTGGAGGCGAAGATGCTGATCCGCATGACGACTAGATCGGGTGCGTGAAGCTCGGCTGCCCGATGACGCCGAGGACCGCCTGCGCCTCGGCCCACGAGCCGATGTCGCCGCCGAAGGTGTCGGGCACGACGAGCACGACGGAGCCGGTGACGCTGCGGCCACCCGCGACGGGCGTCATCGTGAACGTCGAAGTCGTGCCGGCGTTCGTGACGAGCATCTCGAACAGGGAGGAGCTGAGCTTGTTCCCCTGGCTCATGCGGATCGTCAGCGTGTACTTCGGCGCGGGCACGTCGGCGTAGACGGCGTCGGGGGTGCCACCCTGCCAGTGCTCGACGGGCTGGTCGGCGTTGAGCGCGGCCGAGGCGACGTGCTCGGCGTAGTCGTCGGCTCCGAAGCTGAGGATGTAGTCCTTGAGCTTGTCGGCGCCACCTGAGATGAGGGCCATGTCGTTACTCCTTCACGAGTGGAATGGTGGTGCGGATGTCGTACCCGAGGCGCTGGTCGTCGTCGCTTCGGACCTTGGTGGCGTCCTCCCAGAGGATGCCGTCGATCTGCTCGAGCGCGTCCAGCAGCCGGGGCAGGTAGTCGTCGTCGAGGGCGTCCTCGGCCGCTTCGGTCGTGGTCTGCGGCGCCCACAGTGTGATGATGAGCTCGCAGTCCCACACCTTGGCCGGGGCCACGGTGTTGCGCTCGAGGCGGCGCTGCTTGATCTGCACGACGGGCACGTCGAGAACGTCGACGTTTCGGCTGGACGCTTCGACCTTCCAGCCCTTGCGGCCGCGCGGGAGGAGCGGGCGGAGGGCGGCGGCGACGACTTTCCGCGGGACTCCCTGCGGCATTAGGCGATCCCTCCGAGGGGCCGCTTGGGGCGGAGGATCTGCTTGATCATCCAGTCCAGCGGGAAGGGGCGAAGCACGAACGAGTCGGCGCCGTCGCCGCCGGTGTCGACGCGGCCGCTGTTGAGGAGGTTCCGCGCCTGTCCCAGCTGTGCCTCGCGGTTGGCGCGAATGGCATCGGAGCCTGTGAGAGTAGTGCCGTACTGCTCAACCTGTGCGCGGGCGAGCTCGAGCAGCTGGAACAGGCGCGGGTCTGAGATCGACGCCGCGTCGGCCCACAGGGCTCGCGCGGAGTCGAGGGTGTGCCAGGTCGAGTCGGCCTGTGCGACGAAGTACACCGGCTCGATGCGTTCGCGCGCGTCGGGCCCGACGAGCGTGACCTCGAGCGTGTAGATGCCCGCGGTCACGAACGGGGTCGTGGGCGGCCAGTCGAGGATGACCAGTCCGTCGAGGAACGAGATCAGGAACTCACCGTCCTCGACGACGATGACGCCGTCGAAGTCGCGGAGAACTGCCTCGGAGTCGAGTGCGGTGAAGGGGGCGAGGTCGATGGGTTCGCCGTTGCGGGCAGGCTCGATCGCGACGGCCTCGGCGGGGATGTCCCCGGCGTAGTAGGTCATGATCGAGCCTGCCCTCCTTCAGTGTGTGCGGGTTACGGGGTGTCGGTGCCGATGAGCACGAACGACTCCGGGCGGACCGTGAAGGTCTGGAGGTAGCCGTACGCGCCGCGGTCGATGCCGCCCTTGGCGATCTCGATCGCGTCGACGACGACCGGCGAACCGGCGCGCTCGTCGAACTCGATGCCGTTCTGGGCGCCCACGAGCACGGCGGGCGTGGCTGCGTCGATGCTGGTGAAGGCAGCGTCGGGCGCTTCGACGACGACGAGCTTCCCGGCGTCGGCTGTGCCCCGGCCTTCGGTGGAGAACTCGAAGGTCACGAACTCCGGAACAAGGTCGCGCGGGGTGAAGAGGAGCTCCGTGTATGCGGTCTCGTTGACGATCGCGAACGACGGGGTGTCGTTCGCTCGCTGGACGGCCAGGATGCCCTGGATGAGCATGGCGAGCGAGTCGCTGTACTCGGCGGGTGCGGTCGTCGTGGGGGCGACTGCGGTTCCCGCGGCGGCGATGATCGCCTTCAGCGCCTCGTTGTCGGACCAGTAGGCGTAGTCCTCGATGATGAAGCGGACCATCGCTTCGATGAGCTCTGCGCCGCCGTCGAGGTCGAAGAACTCTCGGGCGATGTCGGCGCCGAAGGCCCACCGGAGCAGCGTGCTGGCGAACTTGCTCGAGTTGATGGTGTTCGAGCTGATCTCGGCCTTGTTGCCGGCCCAGGTGGCGCCGAGGCGATCGACGGGCGAGCCGGTCGTGCCGCGGAAGGCCTTGAATCCGCTCTTGCCGCCGAGGCTGATGTTGTTGCCGTAGCGGCCGAGGTTGATGTACTTGCGGTCGTAGCTGCGACCACGCCAGAGCTCGCCGACCCAGTTGGGGCGGATGACGTCCGTGCCGGCGGCGGCGTTGGTGCCGCTGACCTTGACGTCGGTGAGTGCGGCCTTGAGGGTGTTGAGCGCGTCGTCGCCGCCGGTGCGGGCCTCGGCGATGAGCTGGACGACCTGCGAGGCGAGCAGCGTGGGGCGCTCCTCGACCTTCGCGGCGGTGTTGGTGGCGGCCATCTTCGCGGCCAGGGTGTTCTCAGCGACCACGGGGGCCTCCTCCTCGGTGTTTTCGTCCGCCTCTTCGGCGTCCTGGGGTGCTTCCTCGACGACGGTCGTCGTCGTGGTGGTCTTGGTGCCGTCTTCGGCGACCTCGACGTCGGTGGCGCTCTCCTCGACGCGACGCCACACGACGCCGTTCTCGTCGGTGAAGGTGCCCTCGTCGGAGGTCTGGGCGACCTCCTCGGCCTGCAGCGTGTCTGGCGCGGACGCCAGAAGCGTGGCGCTGGGGAACGCAGGCTTGGCAACGAGGGCGGCGGCGAACAGTCGCCCGGCGACGGCGCGGCCGGCGCTGATGACGACGTCGGCGACTTCGGCGCTGAGCGAGCGGCGGCGGCCCTCGCGGATGTCGGCGAGGGCCTGGTCGCCCTCGGGCGTGCGGGCGATGGAGAACGTCGCGACGATGCCCTGCTCGGTCTCGAGGACGGTGACGGGCTCGCCGATGACGTGCTCGCGCTTGTGCTCGATGTTCAGGCTCATGCCCGCGAGGTCGGTGGGGACCGTGAACGCGCCTGCCTCGACGTGGAACTTGCCGAGGTTCGAGGCGCACTCCTCGCTGTAGGGCACGAGGAGCCCGGTGACGGTGCGGTCGTGCTCGGACGCCTGCAGCGTTCCGGCGTCAATTTGGATGGTGGTCATGTTCTAGTCCTCCGAGGCGGGGCCGGTGGGGGTCGGTGCGTTGACGATCTGGCCGCGGTCGAAGCGGACGCGGCGGCCGGAAGGGACGACGTCGTCCATCGACAGGCGCGCCTCGATGGGGTCGGTCCAGTAGGGAAGGTCCAGTTCGTAGAACAGATTCCGCTCGCCCTCGCGGGTGGTGTAGGTGAGCGAGTCCGTGCCGCTGGTGCCGTCGAGCATCGAGGCGCGCAGGTTCAGGAACGAGGCGATGTCAGTGCGGAGCGCGTTGCGGCCCTCGAGGAACAGGTCGGTCTGGACGGTGCCGTGGACGCGGAGCTCCAGATGCTCGGGTGTGGAGCCGACTGCGCCGTCTTGCGAGCGGCGGGCGGTTGACCATGCCTTGACGTAATCGGTCAGCTGCTCGTCGGTGAGCTCGTCGTCGTTCGTGCGGTGCAGGTCGATGAGCGGGATCGGGTTCCTCATACGGCCGACCCATGCGTTCTCGGTGTCGATCGCACCGCGCAGAGTGCGTGTCGCCAGCGCGAGGAGCCCTTCGTGCGGCGGGTTGAAGAGCAGGTACTCCTCGGGGCGCAGGACGATGTCCTGCCCGCTGCCGACCAGGACGATCTGGCCCTCGCTGTTCATCTGCCAGTGCGACTGCGCGACGAACTCGGCGGTCTGGATGGGGCCGTCGACGCCGTCGCGGCTGACGTACCAGAGCGCCTGCCCGTAGAAGATCAGGTCGTCGACGGTCCACGCCATGCGGTCGTAGGGGGTCGTGGGGTTGTCCGGTGCGGCGGTGTGCACCCAGTCCGGCTCGCCGAGGGCAGTCTCGCCGTCGATCTCGACGAGGGGCAGGCGGGAGATCGCCGAGACGAGAAGGTGCCGGGCCTTCGCGACGACGGGGATGCTCATCGCCTGCGCCCGGTCGAGGGGCAGCTGCGCGGCGAGCTCGGGGCCGAGCCAGTCCGCGACGACCATCGGGTTCAGGGTCTGCAGCGCCGTGGGCGACTGGTACGGCGACACGAAGGCGGTCGGCCGGATCTGGCCGTACGTGCCGCGGAAGAGGTCGAGGATGCCCACGAGGTAGAGAGTCGGCGTGGACTCCCACAACGGACGAACTACACGGCGTGTCGAGCCTTGAACATGGTGCGACGGTTCGAGGCGAGCGTCCGTCCAGGGTGCACGCGCTCCTCGTGCGAGCAGGCGCTGTCGTGGGCGGCCTTCTCGGTCCAGTGCATCGCGAACCAGTACGGGCAGTCGGAGCAGGTGACGAGGATGCCGGAGGCGTCGGAGCGGTCGAGCTTCGTGGACATGGTCAGTCCCCCATGATCGGGCCGGAGGACTGCTCGCGGCGGCGTGAGTAATGCTGGTCCCAGTTCCGCAGTGCGCGGGTTGCGGCGTCCAGTGGGGTGATGTCAGCGAGCGGGTCGGCAGGCGTCCAGAGCCAGACGCCGCGATCGTTGCGCATCTCTCGCCGACCGGCCGCGGCGACCGCGGCGTCGAGGCCGACGTCGTGGCGGTGCCGAAGGGTGCCGCGCTCCAGGTCGCGCATGAACTGCACGCATCCGGCTGCGGTCTCGCGGTAGGTCTGGACTCTGAGCCGCGGTTTCGGGCTGAGCATCTCGGCCTCGGTGGCAGTGGCAGAGCCTTCGCCGATGTTGTCGTAGGCGATCGTCGAGCCGCGGTGCTTCCGGGTGAGCTCCTGCATCCGCTCGGGGAGCCACTTCGTGCCCGATCGGTGGTCGACGATCTCCACGTAGGCCAGTCCCGTGCTCGTCCTCCAGGCGGCGGCGATGGCCGCGCTCGAGCCGCCCCTGCGGACGTGCACGCCGAAGGCGACACGGGCGGGCATGACAGGCTTCTTCGCGATCGCGCACTTGTCCCAGAGCTCGGCATCGATCGCGCGGGTGCCGAAGGTTTCGGGCCAAAGCGACAGGTACTCGCGCGCCCACTGGGGGCGGGGCATGTCGCGGTAGTTCTCGACCATCGCCTCGAGGTCTGTGAGGGTGCCGACGCCGGGATGCACCGTGGAGAGCAGCTGCATAGCTTGCTCCTCGTCCTCGATGAGATCCCAGGGGGTCTCCTCGTCTGCGGCGAAGTCCACGCCTCCTACGCTGGGGTCACCAGAGCGGAGCTTCTCGAGGTAGCGCCAGAACGGACCGACGCGGGCTTCTCCTGCGGTCCCGCTGATGATGATCTGAGATCCCGGTCGAGTGTCCTGCAGTGGGAGGATGCCCGCCATCAGCCTGTCGGCCTCGTCGGGGTTGATCTCCTGCGCTTCGTCGAGCCAGGAGACGTCCGCGGCCTTGCCTCGGTAGGCCGAGTGTTCGGGCTTGAGCACCATGAAGCTCGAGCCGTTGTCGAACAGGATGCCCGGTCGAGCGTTGCCGACGCGGGTGCGGAAGGCTCGGCCCTGGTTTTCGGGCTGCATGAAGCTGACGTTGTCGTCCCCGAACAGAGCCTCGTGGCGCCGCACGGCCTTGGGCGCTCGCGATCGCCCTCTCAGCCACGGCGGGAGGTCAAGGTCCTCGGGCGGCGAGACCCGGTCAAGGTGGTCGCGGACCCACTCCTCGAGGGCGCTGGTTCCGGCCGTGCCCGTCTGGGCGCTGAAGGTCACCTTGTAGCCAGGTCGCATGACGCAGCGGCCGAGCAGGACCGCCAGGATCGTCGTGGTCTTGGAACCTCGGCGGGGAACCTCGATCACGACGCGGCGTAGTCCGCTGTTGATGGCGTCGGCGATGAGCAACTGCTGCGGGTGCAGCGGGTGCCGGTAGGGGTCCATCTGCGCGCGGCGCTCGAGCTCGTCTGCGTCGGTGACGTCGACGAGCTCGAAGCCCATGAGCCGAGCACCGACGAGGAACTCGGCGCGAAGCTGGGGCGAGTCGTCGAGCTTGCCGGCCCATCGCGCCGGGGTCACGAGGTCGCGCACTCGGTTCCATGTTGAGGGGAGAAAATCCGTGCTGCCCCCAGGCGGAGGTACGGACGATCTGTCAAAAGATCGGGCGATCGCGGACACTATTCGCTCACCAGCTGAGTCGGCCGCTCGCCTGTCGTCGACGGCTGTTCGTCACGGCCGCCCCCATGCGTCCGCCCGAGCGCAGATTGCATCGAGGGTGTACGGGACCAGTATTCGCGAACGTCGGGGTAGACCCCGGAAGCATCGCCGCAACCACGTGCCCCACGTGCCAGGGTGTGCCCTTCGTGATCACCCCGCCACACTCGATGCACGGTCTCGGCAGCGTGGCCTCGTGCTGCGCCCTGAGCTTGGGGGCGTGCGTGGTCCACTTCTGCTTCCTGTGGTGCCTGCTCATCCTGACCTCCTCGGGTCTGCATCCATGCCCATGCGAACCAGGCCACGAGGGCGAGGATCGTGAGGACGACGATCTCGGTCTCTGATGCCTTCATCGCTGGCTCCGCTCTGCCATCTCGGCGATGAGGTTGCAGGCTTCGACGAAGGCCTGGGCGATTCCCGCTGAGACCTCGCCGTCGAGGAACATCCGCCGGATCCGGCGGGCGCGGCCGGCCTGCAGGATCAGCTCGTGAGCGGCCTTCCCGCGCATGAGCTCGGCTGCGCACGCAAGGCGGTGCTGTCCCTGCTCGAGGTCGTGGGCGATGCTGAGGGTGGCGTGCTCGGGTCGTGCGGTCATGCGCTGGCCTGCCTCTCGCGGATGATGTTGACGTCGTGCCGAACGGTGTTGCGGTCAAGCCCCATGCGCAGGGCGATCTCCGTGATCGAGTAGTGCAGCTCCAGGAACTCGGCCACGGCTCTCCTCCGTGCCTCGATCTGGACTGTCTTCACGGTCGGCGTGACTCGTCCCTGCAAGAGCTGCGAGGCGAACTCGGCGACCTTGATGCGGCGGCGAAGCGCTGACGCCTCGAGCTGCCGATAGGTGCGGATGGGGACCTGGACTGTCATCGTGACGATGCGCTCGCTCATGCGCTCGCCTCGACGTCGTCGTGGTGGATCGCGCAGTATGCGCATCGATCGCCGGTCCAGAGGTGCCCGCCTCGCGTTCGCGAGGGGCATCGCACTGTAGGTACTTCGGTAACTAGAGAGTGTTCTTCTAGTGTTCTTATAGGCGTGGGATTATCCAACGCGGTTCGCGTTGGCTCAGCCCACGCACTATCGCCCCGCGTGGGATTATCCAACGCGGCCAGCGGGGTGCCGCGGGGGATATCGTGCGGGTCGCACAGCTCCCAGGTGTCGGGCTGAAACTGCCCCCCCTTGGCCTTGCGATAGCGGCGCAGGTAGCCCTGAGTCTCGAGCTCGTTGACGGCTGCTCTGAGCGCGTCCAGGCCCTCGGGGTTGTCGCTAGCGAGCGTCTTGAGCGTGACCTTGAACTGCCCGGGCTTGTGGGTCATCAGCATCGCCAGGAGGCCGCGGGCCTTGAATGTGAGCTTGTTGTCGCGCATGAACGCGTTCGGGATCTGCGTGAACTCCCGCTCGAAGCGCATCGCCGAGCGGATGAGGGTCGCCTCGGTCACAGCTCGATCACCGCGAAGACGACCATCGCGATCACTAGCGCTACTGACACGCACCAAGCTCGATACCAGGGGCTCACGTAGGGCGAGCGCATGGGCGCGCGGGCGTGGGTTGCTCGGCGCTTCATGCTGCGCGCCTCTCGAGGTAGCGCAGGATCTCTGCTGGGTCGAACAGGAGCGGTCCGCGATACCCGGGCACGACCATGTGCGCTTCGATCTTGCCCGCGCTCACCCATCGGGTGAGGGTGCTCCTGCTGACGCCCAGCATCCGCGCGGCCTCGGCCGTATTGATGAGGGTGGGCTGACTCATGTGCACATAGTCGTGCATTGCACGACCTAAAGCAAGTTACGACACGGTGAGTAGTTCCTACTTGCGCCCTGCACTATCTCGCGCAATACTGAGCGCATGAGCATTGCAAGGGCACACGGGTATGACCCGCTCGAGTGGGACATGGCTGACCGCATGCGGAAGGCGCTGCGCGTCAGCGAGCTCGGCGTGCAGGAGATCGCCGAGTCACTCGAGGTGAGCAGGAACGCTGTCAGCGCATGGATCAACGGGCGAAACACGCCTCGCGACCGCGACGTGAAGATGTTCGCCATGCGCACAGGCGTCGACTACGACTGGCTGCGATTTGGCGCTTCGGTACACCCCCCGGGACTTGAACCCGGAACCCACTGTTTCGCACACGGGGTCTGCATCTACTGCGGAGAGCGTGACGATCCTACATACCTGGCCCCCGTGACGCGACTCCCCCAGCGCGCCACGGTCCCGGCGACGCCCCCCACGTCGCCCGAGGGCGGCGGCGCTCTGCGACCCGAGCAGAGCGCCGCCGCGTGATCCGCAAGCCTCGAATTCTCGACCTCTTCTGCTGCGAAGGCGGAGCTGGCATGGGCTACGCGCAGGCAGGTTTCGAGGTCGTGGGAGTAGACATCGCACCGCAGCCGCGATACCCGTTCGAGTTCGTCCAGGGAGACGCTCTCGAGTACGCGCGTGCTCATTGGTCCGAGTTCGATGCGATCCATGCATCCCCGCCCTGCCAGCTTTACTCGGTCGCGAACAACATCCACGGCAACGGCGACCACCCAGACCTGTTGCCGCCTACGCGCGAGCTCCTGATCGAGATCGGCCTTCCCTACATCATCGAGAACGTGCCGGGGGCGCCGATGGAGAATTTCGTGACGCTGTGCGGTCTTGCTTTCGGGCTCGATGTCAAGCGACACAGGCAGTTCGAGACCTCGTTCTTCGTGTGGAGCCCTCCTGAGTGCCCTCCCGGGCATCCCGGGGACTGGGTCAGCGTGTTCGGTCACACGGTCCTCGAGCGCGGCCACGTCTACGGCAAGGCTCCCGGCGGCGGGAACAAGATCAAGCGCCGCCACCTGGGCGTCGAGCGCGGGCGTCAGGCGATGGGGATCGACTGGATGAGCAGAGGCGGTCTCTCTGAGGCGATACCGCCGGCCTACACCCGATTCCTCGGCGAGCAGCTGCTCAGCGAGCTCGTCCTAACTTCACCGATTTCAGAGACAGGAGCCGCCCGTGGCTGACCGTCGCGCATGGGTCGAGCACTCGACCTTCAACAAGTGCAAGATCGACATCTTCGTCGGCACCGAATCGACCGCATCGGGGGTCAGCCTCACCCGCGAGGAGGCGCTCGACGTCTGGCGGGGGCTCCGCCTCGTGCTGCAGGCACCGCACGAGCCCGAACCGGACGGTTCCGGCACGACGGGCGGTGCATGATGCCGACCCCGAACCCGTATCAGTGGCGCTCGGGCGAGTGGACTGACCGCGCAGGCGTTCAGGCCGAGGCTCGCGTGAACGGCGGCGCGGTCGTCACCGTGACGATCAACGGCAGTGGCATGAGGCACGACCTCACGCCGGAGCAGACGCGCGAGCTTTCCGAGGTTCTCGCGGCCTGGGCAGACGGCCGTAAAGCGGACATTCAAGGGTCGGGTCGCTGATGCCTAGTAGCAGGCTCGTGCGCTCTCGCTCCTCTGGATGGTGCGCATCGGACTTCGCTCATCCGGGCGCGATCCGGCCCGGCGACCTGGTGCTCGTGACCACGTACTTCCCGCGCGACGAGCACGTCCGCGACTTCGGGGTGCAGCCCTTCACTCGCACGAGGTTGTGCGCCTGGTGCGTTCAGCGGGAGATCGCTAGCGGCCGGCTGCGCGACCCTAAAGCGCCCATTTCCGGCACAGGATGATGCAGGATGCTCACAAGTCCCCGTGGTGGGGTCGTGACCTTTCTCGACTCCTCACGAAATGCTCAGGTCATGCGAACAGTGTTGTCTACCCCGCCAGGATGGTCTGAGCCGCTCGCGGCATACGATGCGCACATGCGAGCCGCGGGCAGGCCCGCGAACACGCGGAAGCTCCGGCACTACCACCTGCGCCGCCTGGGGCACACGATCGAGGTTCCCCCAGAAGAGGCGACGCTCGAGGCGCTCCTGGGGCATCTGGGCAACCAGGACTGGGGCAACTCCTACCGTCGCGCCGTCCGCTCGACGCTGCGCTCGTTCTACGGGTGGATGCATGCCACAGGACGCATCGACCGCAACCCTGCCGCCGCCCTCCCAGCCGTTCAGGCGCCACGCGGGCTCCCGAGACCGGCCACCGATGAAGCCCTCGCACAGGGGCTACTGCGCGCCGACGAGCGCACACGACGCATGATCCTGCTCGCGGCACTCCTAGGCCTTCGGTGCTGCGAGATCGCGGCTGTGCACCGCGACCATGTGCAAGGCGTCCGAGGCTCCCGCGTGCTGGTCGTGCGGGGCAAAGGCGACCGCGCTCGGGAGGTTCCGATGAGCGACGAGCTCGCGCGCATGGTGCTGGATGCTGACGGGTGGCTGTTCCCCGGACAGATCCAGGGGCACATCTCCGCCGCCTACGTGAGCAAGCTCATCTCCCGAGCCCTGCCCGGGCACACCGCGCACACCCTGCGGCACAGGTTCGCCACGAGAGCCCTGAAAGGCTCAGGCGGGAACCTGATCGTGGTGCAGCGACTACTCGGGCACGCCAGCGTCGCGACGACGCAGGTCTACACCGACGTCGCCGCGGACGAGTTGCGGGCGGCGGCGCTTTTCGCGGCGTAGAGTGCCGCTCATGAACGTCAAGGTGCTGCTCGGCGTCGTGGCCGGGCTGCTGGTCGCCGTGCTGGTCGCGGTCATCGTCGTCATCAACCAGCTGAGCGCTCAGGAACGCCAGGCCGACTACGAGCGGTGCATGGCCTCCTACGGGTATACCGCTGACAGCATCGGAGGCGACCTCGACGGCGCGATCGACGCCGCCGAGGCCTGCTCGAACTAGCTGTCGCTGAGGTTGTTCAGCGCGAGCGCCGCCCAACTGGCCTACAAGCCTGCCGAGCAGGTGCGCGCCGAGCGCAGCGCTGAGGGCCGCCCCTAGCCCTTGGGAGTGTTCGGGGTCCAGTAGACCCCCAGATAGGTGGCGATCGGCGTGAGCGCGGCGCTGACGATCGCGAGCTCGCGCGTGTCTGGATAGAGCACCATCGCTGCCGTGATGGCGCTGCCGATGCTCGCGACGACGAGGCCGATGATGGCCTTGGCCTGGGTGCTGTTCATAGTGCTCTCCGATTCTTGCGGTTGGCCTTCTCGGCGCGTGCCGCGACGAGGGGGTCTTCTATGCCGTGCTGCTTCTGTATGGAGTGCACGGCGACGATGACGAGGTCGAGGTCGTCGCGCATGTTCTCGCTGTGGCTGTTGCGGGTCTGCTCGGCGCTGGTCTTCGCGTGCTTCCGAGCGGAGAACAGCAGCGGCAGGGTCGAGGCGTACATCAGTCCGAGCAGGCTGAGCACACCGACGATGACGCTGTCGCTCATTAGCTCGCGAGAGACCGTGCGAGCTCCTGTCGCATCGCTTCGGGCAGCTGCTGGATGGCGGCCACGATGGCCGCGGCGTCGATGCTTGCAGGCGGTGTCGGGCTCGGCTTGCAGGCCTCTAGGAACTGGTTCCAAGATGTGTCCCATTTGAAGTCGATGGTCGGGAATCCCTGCATGACGTCCTGTGCGCCGAGCACGGTGCGCTCGAGCGCGCCGTTCGCGCCGGGCGTGACCAGCCATGCGGTGCCGTTTCTGGATGCGATGAAGGACATGGGGTCGCTCGCTTTCGGGATGAGGGTGGGCGGTCCGCTCGCCGGCGCGAGCGCGCCGACGAAGGTGTCGGAGTAGAAGAGGGATGGATCGTGGCGGCGTCCTGCCGGGTCGAACACGTCGATGTGCAGGTGCACGCCGAACGCCTGGCTTCCGGTGGCTCCCATCCGGCCCAGATACTGGCCGCGCTCGACGTGCTGAGCGTTGACGACAGCGACCTCGGCGAAGTGGCACAGGCGCGTAGACCAGCCGTCGCCCAGGGGCAGGCTGACGAAGTTGCCGATGAGGGCGTTGTCGTCGACGATGACGCGGCCGGAAACGGGCGCATAGACCTTCTGCGAGCCTGCGGGGTCGACGTTCAGCCACTGCAGGTCGCGGCCGTTGTGGAAGTTGCGGCTCCCGTCAGGCAGGGTGCGCCAGCCGTAGCCGTCGCCCCAGGGCCCTCGGGCCGGCTTGGGCACGTTCTGCATCATGAGCGGGCCTAGTAGAAGAGCTCGACGAGCACCATGCCCGCGGCGCCCGCATAGCCGGTCCGGGCCGCGACGCCGACAGTGGACGAATAGCCGCTGCCGCCACCGCCATAGAGCAGGCCGACCGAACCGGGGTCCAGTGCGTTGGTGCTGACGCTGGCAGGGGCGAAGAACGAGCCGCCGCCCCCGCCGGAGGATACGTCGCCGCTCGCGTCTCCCAGTCCGGCAGAGCCCCCGCCACCGGAGAGCAGGAGGTCGCCGATGGTCGCGGTGCCTCCGAGCCCGCCCGCGGCCACACGGAACCCGGCCGCGGCGGATCGGATGCGGCCGCCGAGTCCGCCTCCAGCGCTGCACAGTGCGCCGAACGAGCTTGCGCCCCCGTCGCC